CAAAATTGCACTATTTTCAGCCAATGTTAACGGCCCCCACTTAATTGTGAGCTTTCGTTTAATAGCCACTCGGTCACGATGTAACAGTCCGTTGGCATCACGGGACGCCTTTGCATCAATATCCTGTATTGCTACTTCAAGGGACTGTGGTGTCTTAACCACTGTCCCACCAATTTTCAGTGAGTACGTCAATCGTAATCATCTCCTATAATCTCAGCATGTTTCTGCCATTCTTTTGATTTACTGCATTAATACCTTTCACAGCAGCAGCGCCAAAGTCTTCTCCGGCTACATTCACATCAACATGAATATCAATTGGTTGCGAACTGGTTTGTCCACTACCAGAGTTAGCCATTTGCAAGCCTTGTAACAATGCATTAACGATGTTTGAACCAAGCTCATTAATACCACCACTGTTAACGCTTTGAGCATTAGTATTACCTGATTGGCTTCCTAAACCACTTAAATCCGCTGACTGTGCTGATAATACTGTTGGCATCTGTAATCCATCACCAAACGTCTTACCCATAAAGCTCATTGCTTGCTGGATCAATTGCATAGAACGTGGTACATCCGTCAGCGGTAAAATCATTTCGGTCTTGCCGCCCTCAAACAATGGATATAACCCTTCTTCGTTACCAAGACCACCAGTTTCATAACCATGTCCATTTCCAAGGAATCCTAACGCCGAACCATACGTTGCCTTTGCATAGTGCAGACCTGCTAAGATATTGTCATAGCCATTGAAAATCTGTTTATGTCCGCTAAAAGCGTTAGCGTTAAAAGTACTACGTTTTGTCTGCATCAAACCAAGTGCTGGACCACTACCATCACCATCTGGGTCGGCTCCCGGTTGTCTTGCCGTTGGATTACCGCCGGATTCTGTATTAATCTGCCGTAATATCTTAGCAATCATTGCATCACTAGTACTCAGTCCGTTAGCTGATAAACCTTTACGAACATAACTGCGCCAACGATTGACCGAACTACCATCCGGATTGCCTAGACTACCACCAGCATCACTACTAAACTTCTTAAGAATGCTACTAATCCAACTTTTTGCACTGTCAACGCTATAATCAGTAATACCCTTAGCCACATCTAACGGATAACCATCAAGATTTGAATACTTCACAAACTTATTCATAGCGGTCTTCAATACTTTTTCAGGATGAGTAAAGTCATCCCACATATCTTCGGCAGTATCTTTCACGCCATCAACAAAACTGCTGACACCACTGCCAATTCCACTGAATAGATTGCTAAAATCAGGCATTTTGAGATTTGTTAAGCTTGAAAAATCAAAGTTGAAATCTCCAATCCCGCCAGCATAGTGCGGTAACATTCCTTGGACCTTTTGTGCTGTCTGAGTTGCGTTTAAAATCTGGGTGCCTTTAGGCAAATTAACCATCATATTACGAACTTTGGGGAACATTCCCGTACGCCCATTAGGTAGTTTGTAAGCTTCTTGGTAAGTATTGCCTGCCTGATCATTAACAATTGCTGGTCCACCTAAGTGATTACCACCACGAGCAAAGTGAGGTGGCGTCCAATCTACCATTTTTTTTGCTTCACTTGTAGCATGAAGATGATTAAGAATCCACTTTATACCGTGAATGACGCCGTTTACAGCACTACCGATAGTGCCAACAATTGCATTAGCAATATCAGCAGACCCTTTCTTAACATTACGCCAACCAGATGACAGGCCGCCACCAATCTTTCCACCTAAGCCACCGGCCCATTTAGAAATGGTCTTACCAGTATCACCACGGAAAGCAGCTACCCAGCCACCTAATATTGTACCTGCCTTAACTGCCGCGGTTCTGGACTTACCCATACCGGAATTCGTTTTAGATCCTAGACCTGCTGCCCAATTAGATATCGTTCTACTGGAAGCATTTCTAAAGTCAGAAGTCCATGTGCCTAACTTGCCACCGGCTTCTTTAGCCAGCCTTTTACCATCCTCAATCTTTTTATTGATATTCTTACCGTGTTCAGACGCCCAAGTATTGATTCGTTTCTTAGTAGGTGCTAAAAACTCAGAACTCCAATCACCAATCTTATTACCGGCCTTTTTAGCTGCCGCTTTTCCGTTTTCTATCTTGGTGTTTACATCTTTACCAACATTGGACGCCCAGCTATTAATGGTCTTCTTATGCCCTGCAATAAAGTCAGAAGTCCATGTGCCAATCTTATTACCAGCAGTTTTAAACGTTTTCTGAGCACTTGAAATATGCTTATCAACATCTTTACCAACGCCTTTTGCCCAGTCCGAAGCTTTACCCGGCAACGTAGACGCCCATTTAACAATACTCTTTCCAGTCTTAGTATCTTTTAAGAACCACGTGTTAATGCCAAGGACTGGATTGATAATGAATGCGCCAATAGTCTGCCAGTTTTTCTTGACCCAATCAATTGTATCGCCAAACCATTTTGTAATATCGGTCCAAATGCCATTACAGAAATCTCTAAATGGTTTACTGTGCTTGTACAGAAGGACAAAACCAGCTACCAAAGCAGCAATAGCCGTAACCACCAACCCAATCGGATTAGCATCCATTGCAGCATCCAATATAGCTTGTCCAGCCGCGGCTAGCTTAGACCAAACTGACCAGCTTTTGAGTGCTTTCCAGCCATCTGCAAGTGCAGTAGCATAGTCAGACCATTTCATCTTTGCCAATGACCATAAAGTTTTAACATTAGCAACGCCTTCTTCTAATTTATCAATCCCAGTAATTCCTTTGAAGAAGTCTTTCAACACATTACCTTTACCACCAAGGATAACAGCTTTATTTGCAAGTTGACAAAGCAATCCGATACCATTGCTTAATCCGGTCATCGTAACTTTGAACGCAAACATGGTAATCAATACCTTTGCCATTGCTTCAACTGCTTTATGGTGCTTATCTACCCAATCAGAAACACCGCTTAATGCGTCAGCTAGTTTCTTAAGCATGTCAATGATCACACCGCCAGTCCACTTGGCAATTGGCTGCAAAAAAGAATCCCACAACCATTTGAATGCTGGAGTAGCTGCCTGAATAATGCTGTGTACCAACTTAAGTGCTGCTGCAAAAGCATTGAAGAACGCTGGAATAAGATTAGTAATCGTATACTTTGCTAACGGTAGCAAAATGTTCTGATAGCCCCAATCAAGCCCATTCCAGACATCCTTAACCACTGGACGAATAGCCTTAAGCAAACCATCAATTGAGCTTAACAACGGTGTGAAATCAAGCTTCTGAGCCCATGTAACTGTGGCACCAGACATATCTTTCAATGCTCCAAGCATGTCGTTAACCATGCCTAGCAACGTCTTGAAAATAGATGAACCAACACCACCGTGTGTCCACGCTTTATCAAATTGCCCTGCTAGAGCACCAATCGTATTAAAGATATTAGTAAATATTTTGAAGAGATTAGAAGCAATCTGCTCACCGGCACCACTATTCCATGCATCTCTAAACGCTACCGCAATGTTATTAAGAACTTTAATAACCTCGTTGAGCATATTTAGAATCGACTGAATAAGTTTCGTACCAGTATTACCATGCGTCCAAGCATTATCAAACGCCTTAGCAATGTCCCCAATAATCCGTGCAATGTTTGTGGCCAAATTAATCAGATTGGCAAATATACGTTCACCTAAACTGCCACCGTTCCATGCATCACGGAATGATGTCGCAATATCATGAATCAACTTCAAAACATCATTCAACGAGTTAAAGATGACTTGAATCAATCGAGTGCCGCGACCACCGCCACCTTCCCATGCTTGCGAGAAGGCTTTGCCAATATCACCAACAATATTTAGCATGTCTGCCAACAATTGTAGAATATTCTCGACAGTCTTTTGCCCGGTGCCATTATCCCAAACATGCATAAATGACTTGCCAACATCTTCGAGGGCACGTTTAACTTCTTTCCATGCATACTGGGCAGCATCAACCACAGCTTTTCCTTTAGAATCCCAAGCGGCTTTCATTGGATCAAACAGCTCTCCTAAAATCTTCTGCAATTTTTTGGCAGCATCAGTAGCACTACCCATCACATTCATAGGAGTATTAAAGTCTAGTCCATCATCGCCGGAATCTGTGCCGTCAGTGCTTTGTAAATCTTTCCCCTCTGGCGTCGCTTGTTTATCTTGCGCCGTAAAGGTCTCATGCGGCTGCTTATCGTATGAAGAACTGCTGTCATTATTGTTGCTATCCAAAACGTTCAATTCATCAAAGCCCATCAAGGATTGCATCAATTCTTGATTTTTCTTCTTCGTAGCTTCCATTGCGGCTTGAGCCTTTTTATTAGCCACATCAATTTGTGCATTAGTAGCCTTTACTTGGGCTGCGCCCTGTTTGTTAGCCGCTACAATCTGTGCATTAGCTTCGCGCACTGATTTAGCTTGGGCTGCGTTTTGCTTTCTGATTTCCTCATTGGCCTTCTTAACAGACGCTGAGGCTTTACTAGAAGCACTGGCCGTATCGTTCATTGCCTTAGACTGTTCATACAATCCTTGGGCACCTTGTCGAGCTTTAGAATAGCTCATGCCCGTTAATGCTGATGAGACCTGTGCTAGCCATGATGTTGCCTTAGACAAGGCTGACATCAACGCGTTAACGGCAGGTAAAACGAAATTATAAATTGGATAGAACGCCGTTAACAGATTAACCTTGATTTGATTCAGACTGCTAGCAAACTGTGAATTAGTCTTAAACGCTGTCAGCATACCCGAAGCCAATTGCGTTAATCCTTGATAAAGCAATCCAAACACAATCAACTGTGACGGCAAATATCTTAATTGCTGAACAATCCCGCCCATGGATGAGCTAGCACGTTTAGCGCTTGAAGACGCCTTATCCATTGAAGAGCTGCTACTGTTACCAAAACTACGCATCCGATTAGTTGCGTTCTGAATGCTACTACCCATTCGACTAAACCAATTAGAGGGTCCTTTTCCAGCACCAGAAGACTCATTGGTAGCAGTCTTTGCAGCATTACCATAACGGCTCATCTGACTAGCGGATTTACTAGCAGCCGCACCAGATTCCCCCATTTCAGTATTAAGCTTAGCAACTACTGATTTAAGTTCATCTCCGCGATCAGATACATAAGCATAGGACTTGTTAAGTTCATCATTAGAATTGATAAGCTTGTTCATTTTATCCCGCGTACTCATGATTGATTTTTCAAGCGCGGTGCTTTGTTTAGTTAGCCGGTCACTAGCTCCCATTGTTTTTATGGAGTCTTGGACATCTCGGTTTGAGCTTTCCAACGCTTTCAACTGACGCCGATAAGTTTCAATCTTAGCTTCGTTCTGATCCATTGCCTTAGCAATCTGTTTAAGCGAGGTTGGCACCTCATTAAATTCACTTCGCATTGATTGAGCTAAAGCTTTTGCTTGATTCTGATAACGTGTCATTTGAGCCTGTGCCGTTGCTATCTGACTATCAAACTTCACACCTTCAGTACCGCTCTGTTGAGCACTACCCAACGAACTTTTACGATTCATCAAGTCACGCATCTTCGCCTGAGCAGCGCGGGCTTGATTCATTTTTGAATTGATTTCAGACAACATCGATTCAAGGTCTTGCTTAACCTTGGTCCGACTACCACTAAACATCTTGCTGGTAGCCTGACCAACTTTAGCCGATCCATTGGACGCAACGCTACTCATCTTCTCAAACGTACCGCCAAGTGTTTCGTTAAGCTTAGTCAACTGTTCTTTAATGGCTTGAACACCCTTGGACATGTTCATAGACTCTTCAGTCTTCTCCATACCAGCTTTAGCACTATCCGCGGTCTTACCCATGAATTTATCGATCATTGGTTGAATCTTAGCAAATTGTGCTTCCATTTGTTCGGTATTGACTTTAAACAGCACTTCAAGTTCTTCTAATTCCACGTTAATCCCTCCTCTCTATGTATTCTTTAGTTTCCGTAACTCTTTAATCTTTTGTGCCTGTTGCATTAATTCAGCTTGGTCAGCTTGCCATTCAGGTACCGGCTCAACTTGCTTAGGTGCAGTGATCTTAACAAACGGATATGCCTCTTCCACCTTTGGCATTTTACTAGGGTCATTAAACGCATACGCCATCATCTCAGCTTGCTTATGGTCCATCATTGCCCGCATCCGCATGTTTTCCATTCGCTTATGATTGTTAGCAATGATTTGGACCATGATTTCGCCAAAATCAAGTTCCCAAAAGTGATCAGCATCAATCCCAGACTGAACGGCCATCGGATAGATTGCCTGTAGCAGGTCTGAAATAGTTTCGTATTTATCTTCTACAATGTTGAGTCCTGATCCGTCATGTCGTTGTCGAGCGTTACTTCCGATTCCATACTCGTCTTCGAAGCCGAATCCGTCTTGCCGAAAAAACCTGATTCTTGGAATAAATCAGTTAATACACCGAATAAGTCCATTGGCGCATGTCCTTCATCGAAATACTTTTCAAAGGCTTTGAAAATATCCATATCCGTAACGCCATGAGCTTGATTAGTACCTTGTAATACAATCAACATTTCATTCAATGGTGGTAATTTCATCCCGCCGTCTGCACTCATAAACAGTGACATCATTGACTTACCTAATCGCTTTTCAACATTTAAAATATTCCGTGCCGTTACCTTTAGTTCTAGCTGTGTTCCGCCTAAATCAAATTTCTTAGTTGCTTGTTTCGTTGTCATTATAATTCCTCCATTATTTTGAATAATCGTTTCATATCCACCCGCAGGTTTGCTCGTCTCTTACATAGTTAGTGCTAGTTACTTGGATAAAAAACTACTGTCTTAAGCTCCGGCGCTACTACTGGGCGCAGCAACAAAATCGGGACCTTCTGACGTAATTACTGAGATAGTAAAATCAAGCGCACCATTGACGGCAACGTTCCCAACCTTAACGGTATATGAACCAGTAAAGGTTGCGACCATGCCATCAGGATAAGTGACCTTGAATTTGTATTGCTTATTATCACCATCATGCTGCAGAGCAGTGGCAAAGTTAGCGCCCTTATAAACAACACCGAATGCAAGCGTTGAAGTATTTTGAATACCGGGAACGCTCTTCTTTTTAGTGTCTGATAAATCAGTTACATCGATGTTTTCTGGGTCAGCCCCCATATCAGGGATAGTCTTGATACCAGCAATTTCAACAAACGCCGTACCATCCGTTGACATTTCTAACTTGGTACCAGTTGCAGCAAGCCCCGCGCTGGCGTTCGCTGTTGCATCAGCAAATCGTTGTAAATCAAACTTTGTTAATTTCTTCATTGTTTTAATCTTCCTTTCAATTCTGAGATACTCGACGTGTCTCATTGTCAATAACACCAGTAAATCGCAATACAGTTCGATTGATTCCCGCTACATTGCTATCACTGATGTCATTAGAAAAGCCCATGTCACCAAATAGTGACATGAGCTGATTAGTAATACTAGTTAAACTGCCTTCATTGATAAACAAGTCAATAGTGACTGTCCATTCAGTTTGTAACTCTTGTTGGTCACTATCGCGAAAATGAGCTTTATGTGTCGTGTAATAGACCGCACTGGGAAAGATAGTAAAGCTATCAGGGTAGGTAGTTGTAATCTGCTTAATATCAGACACACTCTTAAGCGCCTGATAGACAACTGTTTTAAGATTGACGATTTCCATTACTTACCACCTAACTTTCCCTTAATTGCTTCATTAATACTGGCTTTAATAATATCTGGTGCTTCCTCACCAGCCTGTTTAATAGCGGGTGTCAGAAATTGTCGTGCTGGTTGCCCATTAGTTCGATAGAAGACTTTTCCATTAATTTTGATTTTTGGCATTCCGTAGATTTCGTTAAGATCAATATCAACAGCATCCGCCGGAATGAACCAAGGCGTTTGCCTATAGGACGGTTCAAAACCGTCAGGGAGGTCTTTCTGTGACTCTTGACCAACACGACCGGTACCTAGTTCACGGAACAAAGCAACAGGATCATCAGACCACACTCGCCCAACAACTTTGCCACCTTTATCTACGACTTCGTATTTGAGATTGCGCGATAACTCACCGTTACCGTACTTCACGCTAGACTGTAGTTCTCTAACTGCATAGCCCTCAGCCTTTTCAACAACGTCAAAAGTTGCATCCCAGATAGCATCATGCACAACATCAGGTAATTGCTGTAATTTAGACTTCAATGAACTGTAGCCTTTCCACTCAATATCAGCCATTAACAACACTATCCTTACGCCGTTGCTCTAAAGTAACATTCTTATGTGTGCTGAATGTTTGAATGGAATTAATCAGATAATCAGGTTCAGCATCTTTGCTAACGTTCACGCAAAGGCCCCAGCCTTCCTGTTTACCCTCATTAATCTCATCACCTTGGTATTTGCATGACTTAATATACTTCAAGTCCTTGCCCCAAATTTGAGCGTTCACGGCCCCGCCTGCACTTTGAATATTCATCCACACAGCAACGGGGTCACTCCATCCATTAGTAATCACATTACCTTCGTCATCAGTATTTGTCTGTGGTGACCGCAAGTAAACCGCCACTAAATCGATTGGCCGTAATCTCATGAGAATCGCCTCGTTTTTGCTACGCGATAAGGTGCTAGCGCTGTTTTAATTGCACTCGGCATACCCACTTCAAACGACTGAGAGACGCCGCCTTCTGACCGAGACGTCTCACCTTCAGTCCCTTGCTCGTTGTACATAATAATCGCAAGCTTTTTAGCCTGAATCAGCACCGGCTTGGTCAGCTTTCCCCGCGTATAGTCGAGACACATTTGAATTGCATCATCAAACATGTCAGAGACTATCACAGCGTCTGATGAATCCGATTTTAAACTTAATCGTGTATACAGCCTAGCTAGTTGCTCCGCTTTATCTGGTGGACTTGGGATTGCCATGCTATCACCCTCTATTCTTCGTCTGTAGTCTCTTTGTGTTCGTTATCTACTTGATCATCGTCCTTAGTATCAAGGCAAACGAAAAGCCCATCATTGAACGCGTCTTGCGTAATGGTGAGCTCAGCATCCTTTTTATAACGCTGATCTTTATAACGGACTGGCATATCCTTTACACGTACTCGCATCTAGTTCACCTCTAGGCTAAGACTTGTGCTTGGAATACTTCATCAACAGCAGCAAACGCTGGTAATGCAACGGCTGATGCCTTTTCCCAAGTACCAATTGGATCATGCGTTTCGGTATAGATCATATCGTATACATTCCCAACAGCATTAATTTGAGCAGCACCATTGAATTGTGCTAATTCCTCCGGTGTTGGTCCAAATACTTTGTTGCCCAATGGATCATCGTTCATTAAGACAATTCGGTTTTCTGGGAAATAACGGTTAGACTTACCAGCCGCATCCTTGTATTTTTGATCGTACGTCCGAATAACTGGTAAGCCTTGTGCTTGCATAAATTGGTCGAAGTCAGCTTGACCCAAAGCGCGGGTTGAAGTGCCAAAGATTGCTTGTAATACCTTAGCATTTGTCGTAATTTGACGGTAAACTTTACGGCTAGTTAAGGCTCGTGTTGGTGTAATGTCCATTTTGTCACACCAATCGGTAATGTTCTTAAGAATGTCGACATCCGTGTTATCCCAAGTACTAGCACCAGTCAATGCTTCTTGATGTTCTTCTGGCACTTGATAGTCAACGGTCGAGTTTAACTTACCATCTTCATTAACTAACGTTGTTTTCCCAGTAGCCAACACATCCATAGCCATCTTTTCAACACGAGCAAGTACGCCTTGATTAAGTACATCAAAATCATTGTAAACATAGTTCTTCAAGTAAGCCGCTTCCGCTGGCGTCCGTGGATTTAACAACGCATATAAATCGCGTTCTTTAATCTGCATCTTACGCTTGATCAATGCTAATTCTTCAACGTTATTTTCTGCTGAACGAGAGCCAATTTCAGCCTCGGCATCAAACGCAGCAACTGAAGCAATTACTGGAGTTCGATTCTGACGCTTAAGAACATCAATTGTAAGTGAGTTCACTTTAATTGGTTCAAAGAGTTCATCACCTAACATAGTGGGGTACTGGCGATTTAATGTAAAATCAATCAAATCAGGTTGTGAAAATAAATCTGCAATAGTAGTCATTTACTTATTCCTCCTTAGCCTTGAACCGTAGCGCCAGCAGCTTCATCAACAAAAGTAATCTTTGCTAAAGCTGTCATTGCGGCTGCAACTGGTTCTTTTGGTAACTTCTTGCCATAGATGTACCCTTCAACAATCACGCCGACAGGTTGAGCACCATACGTTACATCTACTTCATCGATCGTAACACCTTCAGCCTTGTCATCATTAGTTGGATATACAGTACCCGCTGGGATGACCTTGTGGCCTCGTGAATCTTCCATTACTGCATAGCTAGTACCATCAACTTGTCGTGGAAATGATACGAACTTACTTGCTGCTAAAAAATTGATTTCGTTTACTACTTCTTCTGGTCGTACATAAGCCATAATTAATTCCTCCTATTTCGTTGTCCAAAGACTGGACTTACCTGATTGTTGTTCCTTGTTTAAAGAATCGGCCGCGCTGGCACCGCCAGACTTAGTAACTGAATCAGCACTCCCCGGTACAGTTGTACCCGATGCTGCGATGCGCTTATTAATGGCCTTCTGGAGACTATCCGTAAACGCCTTACTGATATTCGTATAAGCTTCTTCGATACCTTCATCATTAGCCAGTACATCGTCGCTAAAAGCCGCAATCAATGTAGTTGGTAAATCATCCGTACCTAATCGTTCAGTGAGCTTAGCTTTGTTCTCAACGATTGTGCCATGACGTTGAGCATCAGCTAACTGTTGTGTTAGTTGATCTCGATCATAGGTGGCTTTTTCCAAGTCCGTCATCTTGTCATAATCTTTTTGTTGTTGGTCCTCGTTGGCTCGCTTTTCATCATGCGTCTTAATCGCTGTTTGAATTAGCTTATCAACACTAGACTGCCATTCTTGTTCACTAGCGAACGCCTTGAAAGGCTTGTCAGCGCCATCCTGAGACTTATTAGCATCAGTTGTGTCACTGCCACCTTGCTGTTGCGTGTTGTCGCCAGTATTAGTATCAGTGCCTTGCCCGCCATCACCGTCGGCTCCACCATCGCCATCAGCAAACATTTGTAAGTCCATCTTTAGTTTAAGTAGCTTCATGTTAATTTCCTCCCGCCCACGCATTTCTAATAATTCAGGCCACAAAAAAAGCACCCCATGTATTGCTTTACAGCCCCACACATTGTGCAAATTTGACCGTGGCGTCATCACTAGACCCACGCATGCTTATTTAATTTGAATAGTTTAGTGACTTACTCAGGTCAAAAGCTCATTTATCAACCCTACCACTTTGAATTTCTTTTTTTGCTTTATCCCACTCAGATTTAAAAAAGGCTTGGACATTCTCATCTAGTGCCGTTTCTGCTTCCTTCTTATCTCCCATTGTTATCGGTTCATTAGCAAGCTGCAAATAATCATTCAATTGTTTCGTTATTTTTTCTTTTGGATTCAAATTAAACATAATCAGAGCATAGTTTTTTTCAACTTTTTGTTTTAGCTCTCTATATTCCTTTTTTATCTTATCATCAGCCATATTAGTATGGTTCATTCTATAGTCATACGTCACATTAACTGAAGTTATATAATTTGCAACATGCTCACGCATTTCTTTGAGCCAATCAATTCGGGATTTTGCAATTTGTTCAGCCACCAATTTCTGCTTCTGTCTCACTGAATAACCGATTAATCCTAGCAAAGTTGCGAATATTGTAAAAATTGGAGTATTAATTGTATGCTTACTGGTATCCACTAGCCAATATGTTTTCAACTTAATATCAAAAACAATAATTAGTACAAATAAAAGTACTGGAACTAACCACCATGCATTGTTTCTTAAAAACTTACAATCCGCATCTTTTTCCATAGTTTTTCCACCTTCATCATAATTTTGATTACATTTATAATATAACAAAAGTGGCAAATCATTTTACTTTAATTTAGAAAGAGTTTTTATGATTGATAATCACACTCCTTTAAACACCTTTTGTTCAGATACTTACCCTAACAAAATAACAATCGTCCAACACACAATGGCTGCAATACAAATAGCCGCGAATTGTTGATACTTTTGCCGGTCATCCAATAAACTTCTACTAAAAAGACCCAACAGTGATAAAACCACCGTTAGGCCCATAACTATCTGAAATCCTATCATTATTCATCATCCACATCTAAAGCATAGGCACCATCGTAAATCTTTTGTAATTGAATACCAGTAGCTGTCAAATTTTCTTGCTCTTCATCCATTCCAGATGATGCTTCAAACATGTCTACATACATCATGAAATTGTCAAAAGATTCAAAATCAGCAAAATGTAATGTCACCACTTTATCATTCTTTTTAATCCAATCAGTAGTACCAAATATATCTACTTTGGCTCCTGTATCAGCAATCTTTAGCAGTAGCTCGTAATCGCTTAGTAAAATATCGTATGTGTACATACTATTTTTTCTCCTTGTTTCGGTGTATAGGATTTACTTGAATTATATTCCCAGTCCTAAAGTTCAAGGCGACACGCGTATCTTTGCCTGAATACAACTTAACAGTGTCATCGGTAGAACTGGATATTGCTTTACCATTGATCAACGCATCTTTTATGCCCTCAACATGAACGCCTGTTCGAATTCTTTCAGCAGTGCCATTTGACTTCGGTAATGGGTTATTACTTGAACCAACAAATCGTTCCATGAAATGCTTACTTAAAGATTTAACTGTACATCCATCGAAAGTTGTTACTCCGATAAGTTCTTTGGATGCCATTCTATACAAAGCTCGATAATCCTTGAAATTCATGTGTGGCGACAACATACCTGAAACCCGCTGACGATGATAATCCTGCAGTTCATTCCAGTCCTCATCATTGCGGTACTTCATATTCTGGAAGTTATCGAGTGTAACAGGGACATTTTTATTGTCCATATCATCCTGTAGCTGATGATACTGCTTAGAATCACTACGGTAATTATCTACCTTTTTCTGGCCTAAATCTACTTCTTTGCGACCATGCTCAGCAACTAATCGCTTCTCCCAATCATGGTAGTTCTCATTAGGCTTCAACTTCATAGTCTTACCAGTAATTGGGTCGTTCACCGTACGCGATAACGTGTACTTGCTATCAGCACGATAGAGGATGGCTACAGTCCTACAATTCGGATGTAATGGCGGGTAGTTAACGCCCACACTTGCCTTAGCAACTTCGTAAACCTTACCATCAATATTTCGACAAATTGTTGACGTTCGCATATCAAGCACCGCAACCAATTGATATTGCTTTGAACCTCGTTGCTTCCACTCGTCAAGCTTAGTCTTATTGTGGAAGTAATTAGCTTCGGTACGAATCAAACGTCTAGCGTAATACGCTCCAACATTGAACTCTTTCATCAAAGCCTGCTCCATATCACGTTCACGCATTCCGCTCATTTGTTGAGCAGTAAATAACTCGCCCAATCGTTCGGCGAGTTGGTCCGTATTATGCCAGATTCGTTGTGAATAACTCTTACCTTCGAATGGTGTATCAAGTGCAGCCTTAACGTACTTACCAGACAATTCTTTAAACTGCGTTATCGGCTTATCTGGGGTAGTTTGAACTGCCACTATCTCTTTGTCCGTGGTCGGATTAACAATCCGTTTAACGGATGTTTCAGGCATTTCCTGCTTACTACTACTTGGCAACTCGATATCTTTACCAAACTCACCAAGCTTAATCTCACTATCAGCTTGCTTAAGCCCATCCTGAATAACTTTAGTGTACAAATCAATTGATTGTTCAACTTCAACGCTTGCTGCTTGCTTAACAGCAATATAACTCTTAGCTTTAAGCTCTTCCAGCCTAGTGATACGTCCTTTAGCAGCCATCTGCGACAAGTAATCAGTGACTTGCTTCATAGACTCTTTGTCAGTCACATTATTAGCTAATGCCCGCAACGTAACTAATTCTGTAGGACTCACTTTAGTATTAAGAATCTGCTTAGCTTCCGCCTCGGTAGTTTCAGCATCCCCAAAATATCGTTTGTAGATTTGATTAACTTCACCAGTCAAATAAGTTTGTGCTCGCAAGTATGCTTTAGCGATAATATCCGCCTTAGCATTAGCTGCATCATGCGCTCGTTGCTCGCTTTGTACCGCTCGAAGTTGCCAGTAGTCTAGCTTTCGCTTATCCGTCATCCGTTACACCTCCAAGTTCACCACTCGTAGGTTCTCAGGGTACTGCTCAGCAATGTCTAATAGACCGTGTAACAAAGTGTCACAAAGCACTGTATTCTTAGTATTCGGTTCAATTAGTCCAATAAAAAGGCCACCGTCTTCACTGACAGTGGCTTGTGATAGTTCATTAGTAATTGCTTGGCTCAATACTGAAACGGCTGCACATACAATGTCATAGCCCTTATTGGCCTGATGTGCGTGCCCCGTTATTTGGTAGCTTACTATCCGGTTTGTCTTGTACTGAAACTTTGCCAGAATCATCCGCGGCCACCTCCTGCTTATCAGTCTCCGGCTCACCACCAATTGCTTGCTGTTGTAGCTTGATGGCCTTTTGCTTTTCCTGATCCAACATATTCATTAATTCCTGAGGATCATTCGTTCCCGGCAACCATCCCAATGCTACAAGTTGTGGAATGACGCCTTCCGAGTTCTTAATATTGCTAATAATATCTGCCATGTTAACTGGAATATCAGGAACAATCGTAATTGGGGCGCCCGTAGCATCTACCTTTTGACCTTCAAACGTTAGCAAGTTCTGCATAAGCTGTAATCGTTGCCGAATACCACGTGTCAAATACCGCTGCTTAGTCGCTAGTAATTGAAGTAGACCAAACAGTTTATATTTCATTGCTTCACCGCTAATCGTACCTGCAAAGTTCTCATCATTCATATTAGGAACGTATGACGTTTGATGAATGTCGTCTTTAATTGACTTCACTAATACTTGTAGCTGTGATTCATCGAAGCTCTTAGTTAGCCATTCAACGCCAGCACCTTGATCACCTTTGCCAGGTGCTTCAAGTACACCATCTTTTAAGTTTGTTTCCTCACCGTCTTCGCTGTCGAGAGTGAACCCATAAACTACCAGCAATGCATCCACAAAGTTCCGCTTGTCAGTGATACGGTCTGATTGGAGTTCGTTATACGCATCAATCAAGCTAATGGTTTGTTCAAAGTCACCCTGTCGTTCTTCATTATTTCTATATTCAATTAGCGGGACGCCCTTGAAATAATGCTGAATGGCTTTTGGCTTGTCTACTAAATTAGTATCAGATAACACATAGCCTGTCTTAGTTCGGTATTGAATGATCCAGTTTGCCGTATAAATAGTAATTAGATATCCGTTAGTATTGCCCAGCAAGTCTTTCTTTTCAACGTAGTAAATCCCAAACAATGGATTCTTATCTAAAGTATCATCGGTAACTAGAACGCAGCCACGTGGGTCAATCTTTTCAATAGCTAGCTCAACGGCATCGCTTGACGTTTGCTTAACGTATAGCAACTCATACGCGCAACCAAACACACTTAAATCCTTTTCCAGTTCAGTGTTGTGTGAATCAACATCCATCCGGTCTTGTGCGTCCGTAATAGCTTTAATATCTTTGTCTTTCGCTGGTGCGATGCTAACGGGATTACCAGTTGTAAAGCCTGTAATCATATCAGTAATATACTTCGCATGATTAGTCATAACTTTCTCGTCCGCACGTCCTAATTTTTCACTATCAAGTGTCCGCGTTAAAACGTCTTGATTGCCTTCATAATAATGTTCTAGCGCGTTATAGCGTTCGAGTCGTTGCCGTTGCTGATTGATAGCATAATTGATTACCTCAAAACTTGGATTATCAATATCGCCCGCAAGCTCACGATCAACTGTTACATTAGAACCACGCTTCTCTTTTAAGTCAAATTGCATTCGTACACCTCCTATCCTCTCAATTGTCTTGGCTTCTTAGTTACTCGTGCCTTAATGCCTTCGTGCATGTTGTAGATAGCGTAACGAACCGCATCCATTACATCATCGTTTAGCTTGACTGGCAGCCCTGTGCCCTTGTCCCACACATACATATAAACTTCATCCAAGAAGTAATGATACCCGGCCTTATCAGTACCCACTTTTTTGTTATCCATTGCTTCTTGGACAACAAAAAAGTGGCCTTGCTTCATGCTCTTAGCCACTGACTCAATCCCTGATAATATAGACTTCTTTGCGTTATAGCACTTGATTGCTTCACGCTGGAATCGTGCAACGTGTTCAGGTCGCGCGCTATCAGCCCAGAACTTAATCTTGCCATACCGCTGCTCGATATCCTTAGCAACTTCTACCCAGTAATCAATCTCTTCATACTGCCGGGTATGTTCCTCAACTAGATACGTATTGCCAGCATGGTCATCCGCCATAACAATAATCGTACCCTTATGCTCATAGCCCCAATCGATACCCGCATAATAAGTTAGATTGCTTGGCAGTTTAGAATGTGGAATCATCATGGCTTCCTTATTGAAGTCACGATAAACCATACCTTCACCAGATACCCACAGACCTAAGATAGAACGGTCATAGAACATCCCTGACGGCGTACCGGCTTTCATATTCTCAACGTACTTAGTCGGTAGGAACGTGTTATCATCAATCGTAAAATGGTAGCTGACAACGCCCGCCTTGGGATCCTTATTATCGATGTAACTAGCTTTCAAGTAATGTGTAGGTACATCCGGGTTTGTATCGCATACAATGCGTGCGTCTTGTGCTGAACAACGGTTTAGAATTTCATTGAACACTTCTTCATTAGCAAGACTGGCTTCATTGACATACGCGCCAAATGACGTCATACCACGGATGGCACCAAGCCCAGCAATAGAGCCGGTAAACGTCTGAACAATCTTTACACCGAATAGCGTGAACGAATTATGCTTGTCGAACTGGAAATCAATACCATACTTGTTAGTTAGCTCTTGTAGGACGTTATTCTGTAGCGATTTACTAGAATACCCAGCAAGGATAAACATAGGCTCCTTGACGCCTAATCTATCAGCAACGGCCCGTACTCGACGTAACTCCATTAAAAACACATCATTATCGACTACCGTCTTACCTGAACGCACAGCCCCGTAATTAATCAACAAACGCCAATCAGTCCGCCGCAGTGTCTTTAATACTTGAACTTGCTTAGGCGTATATAACTCATTTATTGCCATCATTGTCACCATCCAACACATTATCTAACTTATCTAGATACTCAGCTACTTTAGTCTCTGTATTATTACCATCAACATTTAAAAGTCGTGCCTTGGCCTCTGCAATATCAGCATCAGCTTTCAGCTTGCGGACTTTCTGTTCGTTGACATTGTTGTCATCATCACCAATCAGCTTAGACAAACTATCCAATGCTTTCTGCTTATCGTACAGTTTGACCACTAAGCCATCCTTGCCACGGTGGATATCCTGTATTAGCGTCCAATCAATCTGATCACTCGGTTTCAAGTAAATGTCAGCAACATGCTTCTTGACTGGATTATCGTCTGTGTCGAGGAACACATTACCATCCGTATCTGCTACTAGTTCTTCATGCACCTTGTAATCTAGTACATCACCAAGGCTTGCAAAAGCCTGCTTAGCATACTCGTTGGTGATATCGTCGATGGTTACGAGCAACTCGGAACGCTGCTGCTTCTTTAACTCAGCGAGTTGTGCCTTTACGCTAACATTGGCTAACATCCTTGCACCACTCGCATGCGCTGTATCATAATCACATTTATAAGCTTTCATATATGCCCAGGTTGCGTTAAACCGTTGCAAATAAAAGAGGCAGAACAGTTTCTGCTTATCTGTAAGCTCACTGTTTGCCTCTAGTTCATCGATTATTTTAGGTGCAACCTTGGGTGCATTCCTTTTACGTTTTGGGTGTACCTCTTTGGTGGTAGATGCATCCCGTTTCCAATGATCGCGTGTTCGCCACGACTTAAGTGTATTGACTGGCACACCACACTTAGCTGAAATAGCTTTGTAAGCCATCCCTGACGCGTAGTCCTTACCAGCCTGTTCTCGTTTATTCATTACATACCACCTGCACCTCCATTTAATAGCTTGATTAATCTATTACTTTTCGAGTAAGTGAATTCGAATTGCTAGCACTTGTGCATATGTCTCCATGGCTTTTGCTTGAATACCGATAAGTTGTCGTTGCGCATCCGGAATCTCTGAGTTACCAGCAGCAGGCCAAGCTTTAGAAATCTTATCCATTAAATCGTCATATTCAACTTGTAACTTCTTCAACAATTCTTTGTTCATAATAATTACCATCCTTTATTTTCTGAATTAAAAAGTTAAATTTTATAGCAAATATTCTCAAACTTCTTGTAGGCATCAAGGTAAATCTCACTCTTATCACCGTTGTAGGTAAGCTCGTAGTACATTCCATCCGGCAATGTGGTACTTGCCATAGCTTTGTTATTCTGTAGTACCTTAGACAGCCAAACAATATATACATCATCTACTGTAACGGCATTACCATCCGTAGCATCTAAATGCTTGGTTGCATAGTCCGAAACTAATTGCTTACACTTTGTAATAAACTTTTCATTGTCCATTTTTATTAACCACCTTTTTATTCTTGTTCAAATTAAAAGCGCCCCGCTTTCGCTTAGGACGCTTCTTCTTATGTTCAGGCCAATTGGCTAAGTCATGATCTATCTTGCGGTCAATGGCCCATTCTAGGCCCTCCGGCGTGCGCTTGATTCCCATTACGACCACCAACCTTCATGACGACCAATCGCCAATAATACTTCGGTGACCAGCGCCACCACGACGATAATTACTAACGTTGACATTGCTGCCACCTCCTACATTTATGTATCAAAAAAGCCCGGGACCGACCGGGCTGCTAAACTAATAAACTCGCCATCAGTTCAAGAGAGGAGCTTCCTCCTTATTTACCCTGCTGGCTATGTGCTCGGTAGGGATTCGCACCCTACATGACTGTTGTAAATAGCTTAGGCACGGATATGGTCGTATTTCAGACTAACTCCACGGGCGAATTACTATCTATTTACTTTTGAAGGCTGGTAGCTACTCGAGCCATTTATGTGCCGCCATTTACCGCTACCTTTGCTCAAACCTTTGTCTCTCACCCGAAGCGTCTGCCTTATTCCGCCACAAGCACCATAATCAGTTTTAGGTCATAATCAGGACTAACGCTAGGTATTACGCTACCCGCGAAGCAACGTGATTGATGTGGAATCGAACCACATACGGAGGCCAATCCGCCCTCTCCCAGTACGTCTACCAGTTACAATCACACCTAGAACATCCACTCGTCATACAGTTTTGGCTCTCATGAGATACCGTTCTGCATAACTATGTCGCTGACGGGGGTCGAACCCGCATCTCACCGTGGCTTACCAATTAGCCCACAACGACTACCAGTCTGTAATTTTTTGGAGTCGTACTGCACTCAATTGCACTTGGCATACTACTAATTTATCATGTTTATAGGGGTCAAAAGTATCAGAATAGTCTCAACTTAGATCATATAATCCCATTCCCCTAGCACAGTCCGCAATGAATTGTGACTTTAGTCGAAATGCATTCGCACGACTCACATTAATTAAATGGTTGGTAATCAAGCCATCAATCGTGTATTGTGGCCGCCTGCAGAAATACAGCTCTTTAATAATAACCTCAGTATCGTTACCCACACCATTCAAGCAATCATCAATTATGTCTCGCTGTCGTTTCAGCGCGTTAATGCGCCGATCCTCATCAATCGTAATCAACGTGTCTAACGTCTGGGTACCATACTTATATTGAGCTTTGCCGCCACCCACGTTATCATCACCCGGTGTCACTGGGTAGCGCAGTTCTTGCTCACGTTCTTCGATATACTTGTCAATCTTTGGATAGTCCCGCAAGATATCCTCCACCTTGCGGATAGTCGAACGTTTCAAGTCCATCCCTCCTCATTCGCATCCGTGGCACTCGATGTAAGTAGCATCCGCCTGATCATCGATGCTCTCAATCCAATAATCATTACCGTGACCATCAGAAAAATATACTTTCGAGTTTATATTTTCACAGCCTTCTAACTGGCTGATTAGTTCTTCAACAGTCATGTCACCCTCCTACAAATTACAAATATTATTTAACATTCATAAGTTCATTAGCGCCTTTTCTATCTCTGCTGGCGTCTTGTCTTCCATGCCATCGAATTCCTTAAACCTGACTGCTCTAATATCAGTCCATGCTTCGGGATCAATGTCATATCCACATACGTCAGGCTGGTATGCTTTAGTCTTAGCGGCAGATACAGAACCTGCAAACACAATAGCATTGCCTGCATCTGGGAAATCATGAATAGATAGCCTATACGCTTTCACTAGCTATTCCTCCTACATAAAATAACGTTCAAACAAATCTCCGTGAATCAAGAATTGCTCACCATTAGCATCCTCGATAATCCGATCATCAAGTTCAATGCTCTGCCTACGATATTGGTTGTCCTTACCATAATTTGCCAAGAAACCATAGCCCCAAACATCATCCCAAATAAGCCCATGGAATTTATAAATTGTTTGCCATGTATGCCTTGGTCTATTATCACGGCTAGCCCGACTATCATCTTGCTCACGCGCTTTTTCAAACTCCGCACGCACTTCTTCACTAAGCCTTTTAGTAACTCTAATCACCTTGAATTCACTCGGTCTTGCGATACATGTTCCAATTTCCAAGTTACTCACTCCCTACATAAAATAAGAATTTTAATTAAAGTTTCGATCACCATGTGATTGAATAATTGCCCAAAGAATCTCTGCTGCAGGTCTTCGACGATGCGATTGTTGGCTTTTGACATCGAATTTTTTACATAATCCCGTCCAAGCCTTGTTAGGACAAAGAATTGCATCAATATTACGTGGGATTTTAAGTTCTGCTTGTAGCTGCTCCGCTAGCTCTGTAGTACAAACCAGATAGTTTTCATCACCGTAGAACGTAAGTCCATGACCTGATTCAAAATCTGCCATCGATGATTTAACCTCATAGAACACAAACGTGCCAAGTTCCACACTAGCGGGCTCGATAACATACCCCGGCGTGTACGGCTTAAAGCCAACATAATCAACTCGGCGTTCGCCCTGCATATTCTTGTCAAAGTTAACCTCTGGGCTCCAATACATGTGATTATTCCTTAACTTCTTTTCGATTAGGCCACTTAACTTGCCAGTGATCTCAGGTCGGTCACTCATTTAAACACCTCCTATAAAAATGGTCTGGTGCTCATCACCACATAACCGGGCTTCTGCTGATAAGAGGTAATGTACGTTACATATGCGGTGATTTCACGTCTCGTATACTTAGATCCGTCCCATTCACGCAACCGAAGCTGGTCGCCAACTTGAAAATCACGGTCGTTGTAGCGGATTTCAAAGTTTTTGATTCCTGCCAGCTGTGCAGCCATGTACTCTGGTGCAATCTTTAACTCATGTACTTTACTCATCATTTCGCCACCTTAAACAGTCGCTCACCGCATTCTGTACAATAGCAATACTTACTGGACTGGGTGCTGGTACTCGTAATGCTGTCGAACATTCCAGAATTGTCAACTGCCTCTCCATCACCACGAAAGCGAAAAATTGTTTCGCCTGAAACTTTCTCAGCTATGAAGAAATCATTCTCCCCACAAACTGGGCAATATGTGGTGTCATAAGAATCAACGTCACCGATTTTAGCTGTCATGTTGTCACTCCCATCCTTGAAAGAAACGATGTTCCTTACCCCAAGCGGTTTTAAAATAACGATTGAAGCACTCATATCGTCGCTCTGGCGTTAAACCATCGTAATAGAAACGATTCTGCTTGTACTTACGTCCTCTGGTGTGCAATGCACGAATCCAATTGCCACTAGGATAGGTGTTCATCATTAAGCGAATAAAACCTAGCAAGTGGTCATCCGTTCTTTCAGCTCTGCGTAAATATTGGAACCACTGTTCATCCGTAGTAATCGGTTTAATCTTCATGCGGTTCCTCCACTTGGTCCCAGTCCAACCACACACGGGCAAAATTATCTTGTAACGATATCCATAGCTCAATAGATTGGTAATTTCTAAAATAGTCTTGAACATCTGTGGGCATATCAGTCTCCACCAACGCAGACGCAAGTGAACGATGCTGGTACTTACATTTCTCAATATAATCAGCAACCGCTTGTGGAATCACCGGCAACTCAGCATACGTCTGCTTAAACACATCATCAGCAATCGCCCAGTGCTCGCCTTTATCCCCTGTGACAATCCAATCGCCGTAATTAATTCTCATATCACTATTTACTGTTGGTAAATGGAACGCTGCGCTAAAAGGTTCTGGCTGTGTTAGCTTATACTTTCTAACGATCTGAACAAACTTAGCATCATTCGTGTCGTTGAACTGCTCAGCCATGATAGTTGCCGTCTTGTGATACATTTTAATCATCACTAGCCCTCCTTAATTTCCTCAATACGCCCTGTAATATAGCTAACTAGTGCCATTAGCACAGCTACACCATAGAAAATGAATAAGTCAAAGTGCGAGGTAATATTGAACATTGAACGCTGCAATATATAGGTGACCAGAAACACCCACATCGCTCTTATATAACTCATTCACTTACCTCCAATAGGTCAGCATTGCGATGAATGTCGCCAATAACTTCAAATTGATTGCTCCAAGAGTCGTGTAGGCACGGTTCAATTAGATGTTGACCCGCTGGTCTTAAGAACACACCGGGACGACCAAACAAATCTCTTGCAACTATTTCATTAATGGTTGGCTTCATCATTAATTCACTAGCATTTGACCACGTCTTAACAATGCTACCAATATAGATTGGCTCGCCTTTAACGTCATCACCCTTACCGGTGTACTGCTCAACAGTCTTACGGTCTACTTCAACCCACCATTTAGGCAAAATATATTCGTCGCTAACATCTTCAACGTCTCCGATAATAAATTTACGATTGCCATAATTAATTAAGTTTCCATATACAAACGCACCATCATAATCAGCGTCAATAGATTCCATCCCTTCGCCATCAACTAACGGAATACCCCTGAACTTCGCAATTATATTTCCCTCTGCAATCATCTTTCAAAACCTCCTTAGCCAAAATCCTAATATAGGTGCTCTTCGACACTCGTTTTTAAGAAGCTATAGAACTCGGCGTATCGGTCAATCTGCTGAACTTGCTCAGTAGCCACCTTATCAAGCTTATTTAACTCATCAAATAAGTTACGGATATGCTGAACATCAAACTTTCCGTCGCAATCAGAATGCAGGAAGAAGTCTTGTAACATAGCAACTTCAACAGAATCATCACGATTACACCGAAGCCAGATATCCTCCCATGGTTGTCTGTCATTCTTTACGTAATATTCAAATCCAAGTGGGATTGCCAGCAACTCTCTAAACTTTTTGAAGCCACCATAACCAATGTCGAAGGTGTCTACCTTAGCATTGGATTGGTCTTCCTCATACTGATCAGATAACTTATCATACACATCACAATCAGCCTTAAACCTTTCAGGATGGTTGCGATAGGCGAAACTATTCGCATCCGGATAGTCCCAGATTCCCTCTGGATCCATTAACTTAGTCCGCTTCTTGGAAATAATTACCAGTCCCATTTAATCACCCACCTTATATGGTGCATACTCATGCTTAACTCGCTCACGTTCTGAAGTAACATGACTGTGCTTGTCCGCGTTCATCCGCATCCGTCGCCGTTTCTTCTTGATAGCTGACTTCTTAGTGTGCTTTCGTTGTTTAGTCATTAGTTGTCTCCTTTAAAAATTACTATTGCTGATGGAAAAGGCGCTGGGGCACTACTAATACCATTAACTTCAAACTTCAATCTTCCACGCAAAAATTCAATATCCGCACTAGGAAAAATATAATCATGCCAATAACTGGTGTCCGTTCGTGACGGTATTAGCATTACCAAACTTTGGCCAGTCCTTAGTCTTGTTTCAGCAGCCTTTCGCACCCACAACTTTAACTGTCTACCATATGGCGGATTCAAGAATAAGTTACCTTCCAATCCCCCCCAATTTTGTTCCAGCGCATTATCCTTGATAGTAAAATAGTCGTTACATTTAGCGTTATTATCACTAGCAGCTAGATCCCACCCAAAATGATACTGTGAATCAAGTTTGTTAAAAAATCTCTGAGGTGTTTCCCAATCTTCTTTATTCGATGTAAATAGTGACTGATTAATCATTTTAAATCCTCCCCGAACGCTTCAAACGCCCGCTTGCGTTCCTCGTTAGTTGGTTCCTTGATGATTATCATGCTGTGCTTTCTTCGCTTTCTCTGCATGCTCCTTCATGCGCCGGTGCTTCCGTTTAATCGTTGAACGCTTCTCAGTGTGTTTAGGCATTTAGTCCTCCGTAATGTAGTATTTGTTCTCGTCAATCGCGCGAATACGTCTATCAATCCAAACGTTACTGTGCTTTAGCTCCCGAGACGTCCTAGTTTTACCATGCTTGCCTTTCATGACTAATTTAATGGCATTATACTGGGTGCGCGTAATCTCCGTGTAATCGCCTGATACGGCCTTAATTCCGGGCATCTTATGCAGGTTAGCTAGTTTGCTAGGAGGTACGTTATCCATGCTGCCATATCTCGCTTCTAGCTTATGAATTACTTCCAGCTCTTTCGACCAATTTTTGCTCGCCATAGACTAACTTCCTTTCAAGCTCTTGTTCGTAATGAGCGTGTATCTCATTCGTACAATTCGGGCATGGGGCAAACGTGAAACCATAACTCCCAAGTGGTTGCTGAACAACTTTACTATCATGACATAATTCACAACTCATACACTTCTGACTCCTTCCATGTTGTCAAACAGCAATTGACAGCTAGTATCCTTAGTATATAGACGATCAACTGTTTTGCCGTCGTACATACTTTCTAATTGCTTACGTGTGTTGTTAGTCGTAATGATGGTTATATGTTTGACTTCGTTATGATCAAAATCGCAACGAGAATTCGCCACTTGATACATCAGTGTCTGCAAATCTTTGTGTACTGGCTTGTAGAACCCTTTTTCAGTTGGCTTACCGCCTTCAGTACCAAAGTCGTCTAAAACTAGAACATCAACGTTTTGCATGTCTTTTAAAACGTATAGTAACCGTTGACGTACGTCCGGTGCTTCGTATTTCTCATTTACCAGTCGTAGCAACTCAGCTGTTGAGACAAACATTGCTGTCTGCCCTACGCTCATTAGCTGATACATAATTGCTAGCGCTAATGATGTTTTGCCAACGCCGGGTCCGCCTGCAAGTGCTACGTTGAACTGGTTAGTCTCTAATTGCCTAGCTAACTTAAATGCTTGATTGCCAAGCTCTCTAGCTTTAGCTTGATTAGGCTGTTTATCAACCTGCCAATCATTAAAGCTAAATCGTAATGGCACACCTCCGGACCAGACTGACATACGATAGTAATACCGTTTCCGATTAGCAATTATGCCCGCATTAGCTCTATCAATCGTTTGATGATCCAATTCTTCTTTAGTTGGCAACTTATTCGTGTCAATGCCTCTAGCCGCTACTACTTTTTTAATCGTGGCTTGATTGAATAGTTTCGTTACGTTTTCCATTATCCAAACCAGTCCTCTCGTGATTGCGGTTGCCGGTTGTTTACTGACTGGTCATTGAGATAACCTTCAAACTTAGATGCTTGAAATAAAGTCACTGGACGCAAGTATTGATTCATTTCAGGATTGTTCAACCACTTAGCGCACTGGTTATCAATAACTTTTTTCATCTCGTCAACAGTAAATCCACCGTCTTTATAACGTGCAATAATCAATCGTTTATTAGCATCAGTGTGTTTGAAATGTTTGTCTGCTTTCTGGTTAAGATAATCAATGACAGTTTTCCAATCGAATTGTTCGGCGTCTGCCGTACTATGTTCTTTATTACTTGTATTATTAACTGTAGTATTAATACTTGTATTATTATCTCTCTGGTTTTTCAGTGTAGGGGTAATCTGGTTTTTAGGTATCCCCCAACCGAAATTCTGATATACCTATGCTCGATTTCAAGTGTACCCTCTTTATAAATTACATCACGTGAAATATGACCATTGATTTCTAGCGCCTTTAACCACGTTTGAATTGTTGACTTAGCCACACCATACAAATCTGCAAAGTAGCTATCACTTGCCCAGCAATACCCTTTTTGATTACATAAGGCTGTTATCTCGCCATACAATAATGACGCTTTTCCCGGAAGGTTATTGTCATACCTAACACTTGCGGGAATAATGGCGTAATAGTTTGGTCTTTCAACTTTTTTCGTCATATCAGTTCCTCCAATCATGGGCATTCCACCCACCCGGTGTATTAGTCACTGCTGTATTTACCTTTCAAGCCAATTCGTTTTAATGTTTCTTTATCTAGTTTTATCCCATCTACTGGTACATGGTACTTAGCGCTGAACTTATCTGGTCCAATCTGTTCAATCTCACCGTGATGCTTCCGGCACAATGCCATGACATAACGTTCTGAATGGTCGACCTTAGTCCTATCGCCACCCGAGCCAATCGTTGACCCAACTACATGATGGATATCAGCACGATTACCACAGATCATACAGACACGGTGACGGCAACACTGAAACAAGTAATACTCTTGATCACGAGGTAATAGCTCATAGCCCTTCTTGAACGGTACGTGCCACTCAAACATGAAGTCGATAACTAGGTCAAGGAGCACATTAGCATCACTCACGGAGGACGTAGTGACGTCTGAGAGACTAATATGCTTGCCAAATGTGAACGCTTCGTATTGCAGATAGAATAGATTCTTTAGAAAATCCGTTGGCATTCCCGACCATGTATAGATATCGCTCAGCAGAGCAAAGAATAGTCGCCGTTGTTGCGGTCTAGCTTTCCGTATATCAGCTAGCTCCCAGTCCATATAGAATTGTCCAGTCGTCCCGCTCACTGTCTCGATATGATCAAGATTAGGCTTCTCATCAAGCATCGTGACCAAGTAGTATTGTCCATCGTCCTCGATTAGCTGCGTTCGTGAGCGTTGCATCTAATCACTCCCATGCAAGGTTGAACTATTCTGCAACTTGGCACTTAGTCTCTCCCAATCAAAAGGGCATGCCGTTGGGCACCTGATCAAATGGTTGCCCGCCATTATATTCAGATCTTGGATTATTAGTCGTAGTCCCGGTATTACCTGATTGATTACCGAAGCCTCCGCTCGGCTGACCGCTTGGAGCACCAAAACCACTGTTAGAACTATTTTGATTACTACCAAAGCCACTACTTGATTGACTACCAAAGCCCCCGGTACTGCTGCCACCTTGTTGACCCTCAGGACGTCGTACCCCATTAGGCTTACTACCATCTTGCATGTATGGTTCGTAACCCTTAACAGTTAGATAGATTTTTCCGTTGTTTCCAACTTCCCAATCCACTGTAATTGCCAACTTGTTACCTACAGCTTGATTGACGAATTGTTCAATGGAATCAAAGGCCGAACCATTTTGGGCGCCTAAGGCTACTGCAATCGTGCTGAAGCGTTTGGCAGAAAGCTTAGCTTTATCCTCGGTCGTGCCATCCCAGATTTCGTTGTCAAAGCGGATCATGCCGCCTTTATACTGGCCGTCCAAAACCTCATAATCGAAGACTGCCATAGGCTTGTTGGTTGATTGGCTTTGCTTGTACTGAGAGCTAGACGCGATGACCACGTTGTATTTTCCCGCTTCCTCAACTGATTGACCAAAAGTATTGCTTGAATCTACTGTAAAAAGTGCCATTGTTATTTATCCCCTTTATTTTGTTTAATTAGTTCGCCTGCTTTGATTAACTTGCGATTGTCAATTCGGTTCTTTGCATGGTTGCCCTGTTCTGGGTCCATGTCGATCATTCGTTCACCACCACTGAGATAGATACGCCCAACTAAATCAAACATGCTCGTAAAGGCGTTAAACGTCTTCTCGTTCAAGTCGGCTTGGAATCGACCTTCGCCACTAATACCTGATGATCCATTATCTAATTGGTGAGCAGTCGCAAATACGGTCTTTCCACTCTCTTTAAGGATGGTGCCTAGGTCACGGAACCATAGTTGCAACTTCTGATAATTCTGCCGGTTGTCCTTCGCAGCATTATCAATGTTTTCTAGTACCAAGTTCTGTAATGCAGTAATGTTGTCTAATGCAATAATCTGATATTTAGCGTTTTGTATAGCACGCATAATGGCCTGTTCAACCATTGATTGAATTTGAGGCATGTCAGCATGTTCGAAAATAATAACATCAACATCTTTATCACCAATAAGCACGTTGCTCGACATATCGAAACTGAACAGTAATTTATGCCCGGTAAATTGTTTAATTAAACTAGTCTTGCCAGTGCCGCCGTCACCATAGATAAAATACATGTTTGGTATTTCTGGAATCTTTCCATCCTCATAAAATTTCATTTATTCCACCGCTTCAAATTTGATTCCGTTCTTTTTCATATAGGTTGCAAGTTCCCACATTTTGTCTTTGGTCGCTGTAATCTTCAAGGTACGAGTCAATGACACTACCTCACCCGTATTGGTATCTACAATCTTCCCGGAATTAGTTTCCTTTTGATGTTCCGCAGCAGCCTGTTGCTCAAGTTCCCGTTGGCGTTGACGTTCCTTAGCCATCTCAACTTGTCGATCAATTGCTTTTAGCAAGTATTGAACATCTTGTCCTTGTTTGAGTTGGTCAATCCAAGGAATCGAATCCACACCGACGGCCTTGGCATAATGCTCAATCATCGATGTGTCATTAGCCAACTTGTCCGCAGTATTCTTAATAGTTGTCATCACTGACGCAATCTCATTTGTGAGCTGTTTGTTAGTCATGGTCTTATTCAGCCAACGAGGATCAAATTCAATTACCTCAATCTCTACGCCATAGTTTGGGGCCATCTCCGCAATCAAGTCCCGCACATCGGTTTCACGCTTCTCACGGCGTTGCTCTTCCAATTCACCTAGTCCAGCGTCAATCGGATCAATAACTAGATCAATACTGGCTTCTAGTTTCTTAACTTCCTTTTCAAATGCTGCTAAAGGCTCGTTATACCCACGTTTAATTTCTTTGCGCCGTTCGTCTAGTGCCTTCTTTAGTTTGTTTAGTCCTGCTCGGACGTTCTTGGTATCTTTGACATTATCCTCAGTGATTACAAGATTAGAATAGCGCGATATATATTGCGCAATAGCCGCTTGCAATCCTTCCAAATTATTGATAATGATTGGTGCTGGTTGATATTCTACTGTGTAATCTGGCAAGTTAATCAATGAGTTATCCATTTAGGCAAGCCCCCGTAGTTTATTTAGTTGTTCGTTGTCAAAGTCTAATTGACGATACAGCTTAGTCAGTGATACAGTGTCACCAATCCAAATGCTGTCAATCAATGCCTTAACAATCGCAATATGCCACTCATACATTTCTTTCATGCTAGCCACCCCCACAGCCGTTGCAAAAGTGATTGCTTGGGCGTATCATTAACTCGAAAAATGATTTGATTTATATCTAATCTCGTACCCGACACTGGTTGCACCCGGTGTTGGGTATTTTGTTGTTCCAGCCAAATTTCAAATGGCTTTCGTGGTACTCTTCGCACTTGAATCACTCCTTAATTAACTACTGATAGCGCTGAGACAAATACATCGAATTGATGCCCTTTGTTTTCAACTACTGCAATCTGCCGTGACGACTTGCCAAATGAGTCCGGCTTGATTGCAACGACTGTACCTACACCACCGTTTAGCAACACTTGTCCAACTGACTTGGCTGTCGGATAAGTCACGCGGTCGCCTACTTTAATTTTTCCATCGGTATACCCCTCTAATTCCAGTAACATGAAATGCCACTTACCATCATCAGTTGTTCTTGGATTCCAATAATTAATACCACGCTCAACTAATTTATCTAAAAAGCATTTACGATATTGCTTACTGCCTTCCTTGGCAATACTGTTTTTATAGATTGTGTATCGAATGGAATTCAACAAGTCAGACTCATCCTTCACAATCTTTTCCCATTGTGCTTCCTTACTACGCTGTTCCAACGCAAAATCAATTTCATCCTCATTACGCATTAGTTTTGCCTCCTAGATTCCAAACCAATTTTTAACTTCGTGACGCTTACACCACAACGCTGTTAACGCCCATGTTAGTAGCACAGTTGCTACCCAATTTGGTAATACAATCATTGTTATTCCTCCATCCAAGCTGTTATCAATTGACGCTGCCCGCGTATTTGATTTATTCCATAATTGATAAAACTGCTTGTTTTAATTCGTTTGGCTCGTAGAACGTCTTAGCTGAATTGGGAATATGACGCTCAATAAGCTTTACTTGTGGTTGTCCCTTAACATACGTGTCAAAATACGAACGTGACATGCACAATATTTCAAATGCTGCTGCACGATCAACTAACAGGTATTCCCTGCTAAGCTTTTCAAGTAATGGCGCTAATATCGCATGAGCCTCCTGCTTAGCAATATCGTCATAATGTTCAACTAAAGCTGTGTCAGCCATTTTAATCACCTCTATTCAATGTCTAAAGCAGTCTGCCGAATAATCGTCTTAGTCGCTGTTGATGGTTCCCAGTCGTTGATGTAGTCCATTACCATTTGATAATGTTTCTTACGCAGCATTGACCGTGAACTAACACCAGCAATCTGTTTAACACCACCGTTGATATCTTTGAATAACTTGCCCCGCTGCTCTTGCGTAATACTTCCAAAACTATGCCCAACTTCTGATACTCGCTGATTAATGCGACGAGACAACGCAACGTAATCTGGATTGGCAATAACTTGATCCTCTTTTAAGCTATGCAAGTCCTGTTCAACGCCGTCTAATCGTTCATTTGTTTCCTCATTAGCATCAAGTGCTAGTTTTGCTAATTCACGCGGTGATGTTGGCAATTTAATTTGTTGTTGTGGACTGAAATAGTTTTCCTCTAATTCATCAAACATATCCCATGCTTTGTCAGTACCTAACATTTTTGAATGACGGCTTGCGCCTCGTTTTGTCCACAAGTAAAGAATATTTGCATTTTTACCAACAAGGTCGAAATCTTCTACCTTGTCCTTAAACTCCTTCAAGAGATTTCCTTGTAAACAAAAGAAATGCTTACCTTCAATGAACTTGTTTTTATTGTTTGCGAAATTTTGCTTAATTGCCGTTGCAGTTGTTTCGTAAAAATTAGCTAACTGTTCAGTCGTTAAAATCAAGTCGCCATTATATTCAATCTGCTGTAATTTATTCATTGCAATCCTTCCTTTTTAATCTTTAATGTTTAAAACTTTGTAGATCTTCTGCCGGATCTCAACTGACTTAGGCGACATATCCGCATGAATAGCACGATTAAGTTGCTGTACACCTTCACCAATCAAATTAGCTAACTCAACTTGACTCATATCACGTTCAAGTAAACCAATTTTAATTTTGTTAGTGATAGCCCTGGCACTAACAATTAATTTTTCTTCAGTCATTCTGTCACCGCCTTGTTATTTTTTAATCAAGTTATTGCATTAATTTAGACAATCGTCTATAATAATGGCATACTAAATAAGACAATAAGTTACGTTCTTACAAGAATGACCCGCCAAAGTTGCCTCTTGTAAGAGCTGTTTAATATTGCTTAATTACTTGATGAATTAACTATAAGACAATTGTCTAAATAAATCAAGATAATTGTCTAAATTAATTTGTCGTATCTGGGAGAATATTGATATGACACTGTTCGAAAATGTAAAAAAATTAGCTAGTAAGCGTGGAATTAGTCTGCTACGCCTAAATGATCAAGCCGGTTTGGGTAAAAACGCTATTTATAAATGGAAAAAACAAAATCCAAGTACTGAAAACTTGCAGAAAGTTGCTACAGTTCTTGGTGTCTCTACTGCTGAGCTAACTGGTGAAGAGGATAATCCTGCACCAAAACATATTGACGTTGAAGACATTGTTAATGAGTCAGCAATGCTCACATCTCGAAATCACGCACTTTCAAATGAAGATCGTACAGCAATTCGAGCTTTACTTGAAACTTACCTAAACAGTAAAGAAGGACAAGACCGCCTACGTAAATTTGGCGGCTATGGTAACGATGGGCAAAAAACTGACAAGAAATGAAGTGATTAGATGATCTATGATACTTTGGACGAAGCGTTAACCGATATGCAGACATTAGGTACGTGGGACCCAGATCGTCTAATTAGCCACTACGGAATAACTTATCACTACACTAATGGCTTGCCTGATAACATTAAAGGCAACTCCATTCCTCTCACTCGAACATTTTTTATTAACGAGAATGTTGCCTCGCCTGTATTTGTTAAATGTCACGAATTTTATCACTGCCTATTAGACGACAGTATTGAACCACTTATAGATACTAGTATGGTTTCCAATAGCAAGATTGAAGCACGCGCTAACAATGGTGCTTACTACATTATGCTTAAGGATTATATTAATATTACCGGAATTGAACCATCCGACTTTGATTTAACACGGTTTGTAAAGTTCTACAATTTAGATTCTAAACATCTACTATTTGTTCGTAACATCGTAGAAAATGCTCTTGGAATCAAAATCAACAAAGGTGTTTTTAGTCTGTAGATTAATTGACCAATAGTCTTATGTCATTAAAAGGTGCCTATGGGGAATTTTATTGGGGAATAAATTTTTGGAGGAAGTATCATGAAAAAGGTTACTTTATTTAGTATTGCAGTTCTATCAGCCTGCACGATTAGTGTTACTACACCACTTCAAGCAACTGCTGAAACCTACTACTCTGCTACTGTTTCTCAACCAGTTGAAGGTGACGTATGGTTCAGAAACGTTGGTGATGGTACAGATACATTAAGTTATGAAAACGGTAAATGGGTACTAGAAATGAGCGACTCTGCCCGTCGTAAGACTGCATACCATCAGTATGTAGTAAATATCTATGAACCAAACACACAAGCAATATCTGAGGCACAAGCAAAACAAGATGCTTATATTGACAGTGCCATTAAAAACCCTAGCCTTTATCAGTCTCTTCCTGATTCTGAGACAATGTCTGTCTATGCTATGAGAGTAACTGATGGTCAAATTTTTAAGGGGACTGTTAGGATTCCAAAGGTGATTGTACCCAATCAGGTACCAATCAAAACGGCTAGTACTTTTGTAAATGATGATGTTCCTGTAATGCTATCAGTTGTAAATGCTGGGTCAGCCACTGACTCTGGATCCGAAAGTGGTAGTGAAAGTTCGTCCAGTGCTAGTTCAGCGGAATCAAATACCTCTAGCTCAGCAACTCAGAGCTCATCGGAGTCCAGTACTTTAAATTCTAATTCAGTCGATACTAGCTCAGCAAACTCATCGACTAAGAGCTCCAAAACTAATACTGATAATCAAGCTCAAAACGATGGAAGCTCCACTGCCACTACAAGTGCAGTGAAAACAACCACAGACAATACTGCATCAGCTACTACAAAGGCAGCAAAGACAACCACAAATAGCACTACACCAACTACTACTAAAACTGTTAGTGTACAATCGTCAGTAGCAAGCTCTGACAATAGTAACAACAAATCAAATAGCCAAGCATCTTCATCAGTAAGCAGTACATCTGCAATTAAGAAAGGCATTAACAATATGTTGCCACAGACCGATGAAGCTAAAAGTAATTTAGTTACTTTCGGTATTCTCACAATGCTTGTTAGCATGATTGGTTTTATTTCCATTTTCCGTTATAAGGATGGATCAAAAATATAATGCTATAACTTGTAATATCACCATGCTTTGGAGGAAAGACACCTTGAAAAATAATAAACCATGTCCAATTGATAAAACACAGCTAACCACATTTAATCAGTATCAATTGCAAGATGGTATTATCTGCCGAAACTGTGCTACCAAAATTGGCTTGATTAACGATAAACAGAACAATCAGATTGCTTTGGCTGCTAAGTCACTATTAACCGTTGCTGTAGCAAATGACTATTACAATAGCAACAAAGCACTAGATATAAACGAATTATTGAATACTTACAATAGCGAGCAGTCTGTTCTCGACTCAGATGATTCTGATGATGAATCATCTGAAGACACTACTACTGATACAGAGCCAAGTGAAGATAACAACCAAGAGTCCTCAGAAGTCACTACCCATAAAACAAAGAAAGAACCGATTTTTTGGAAAGGTGACGGTGCTACTGGGTTTGGATTTGGTGTCGGTGTGGGAATTGCTGTAGGAATTGTCAATATACTATTTCTCCATATTCCTTGGTTAGGACGAATTATATTTATTGCTTGTTGGCTAATCATTGGGCACAGCAAATCATTAAGTGAGCGCGGAGATAAATTCCTAAAAAGCGGAGATAATTCTCACGATTTAAATAGGCATCCAGCGTCTCAGAAAGAAAATAAACCGAAAACAAAAGTAATTTCTGTTGCACAAAACGCTCCTGAAAAATCTAAAATTTCGGGCAAAGCCCCCCATTGCCCGAAATGCAAATCTAATAATATTCAAGTTCTTGACAACAAACGTAAATTTTCTGCTGGTAAAACTATTGTTGGTGGAGTTGCATTTGGTGTCGCTGGAGCTTCAATTGGTGCTTTTGCTGGTAAGCATGGTAAAAGTTATCATGCCATCTGTATGCAATGTGGCAAAAAGTTTCTAATCAAATTATAAACTGAATGGTGATTTTACTCTGATCACTTGGTGGTACACGATTAAATAAATCACGTAAGCATCATTGTCAGGTTTGAGAGAAACCATTTTACAGAAAATGAAAATAGAACAGCGCATCCTAAGTTTAAGATTAAGATGCGTCAATCTGAAAGAATGTGATGTTATTAAACAGGAACCATGGGGACTACCAGTTGTAATCAGTGCGATGATAGCTGCTTTAATTGGAATTGCAACTGCCGCAAAACTATATGGCCTAACTATATCCGCAATTGCTGGTCTTGTCATTATTGCCTTTTGGGGCTGGGTATTATATGACAATTGTAAATCAGTATACACTCGTTTAAGACTATATACTGACCGCATCGAACATGATTACAAAAACGCCAAAGAAAAAGCGGATAAATACGATAATCTACTTCTGCAACAAACGATTATTGTATCTCAATCTAACAATTCAATCGGAACAACTTTGGAATCAACGTCAGATAAATCTAAAAGCCATACTCAGTCCCGAATTGAATAGATTTTTCCACTTCAAAAACAAGTTAGCGTTTACCAATACACAAAAAAGAAACTCTTTAACATTTAAAAATCTGCTATTTAAAGGAAGTTGGAAACAAAGTGGCTGAAATACATGCAGAAAAAATAAACTATTTATATAGTACTGATGAAACTGATAAACCAATAGCAAGGTATGGAATATCTAGCTTCCCTGTATCAAATAATTTCATTTTACAATCCTTGCTATTTGATTTTGAAATCGATAAAACATATCAAATAGTCATTTCTATTAGAAATAGCGAAAATATAAGCATAGTAGAAACGAAAAATATTTATAAATTAGACAAAACTACTTTGAATGATATTAGTTTCACAAATAAAGAGCATACACGAGCCAGTACTGTTATAAAAATTCATACTCCTATTGTGAACATAGTAGCTGAAGATATATATGAGTTTACATTATCAGTTAATGATTCAAACGATATTAACCTCGATACCAAAAAAACTTACGCTGCAATTCAACAAGACAATTAATTGGAGTAATTAATTGTCTATCACTAAAAAAGCACATCCCCTCCCGCCAAGAAGTTAGATGTGCTTCACCTGAAATACATAATAGGGATATCTCTACCCTTTTTACAACTTAAATAATAACGAAAGAAGGTGTTGCCTGCAAGTCCTTATTAATTGACGCTGCCCGCGTAATTAAGGAGAGCTTGAACAATGAAACTAATTAAATCTAAAAAGTATCAAAATATCTACTCGTATGAATCTAAAAAAGGCACCAAATATGCACTTAGGTTCGTTTATTACGACTTTACTGGTAAACGCCACGAGAAACAACAACGTGGCTTCAAAACTGAACTATTAGCCCATAAAGCAGAGTTAGCGTTGGAGATAAAATACGCCAATAATGACGTTCAACAAATACTAGATTCTTCAATGACCGTTGCCCAATGGATTGAGCAATTCGTTGCAATGAACACTGAACATTGGCGCCCAAATACACGCGTTAATTATAAAAACTCATTCAATAGATATGTTATTCCCCTACTTGGAAATAAGCGATTGGATCAACTGACCAAGCCTAAGTACCAGCAGCTTTTTATCAATCCATTATTAGAAAACTTGTCGCCGGCCACGGTCGGTAATCACAATCGAATTATGATGGCTCTCATCAATAGCGCTGTAGAAAACGATGTCCTTGCTAAGAATAAGCTACGTGGTATTAAGCTACCAAAAGGAAAACCACGTCAAGCGCTTAGTAAACAGGACCTTATCAAATTTAATCAACAACTTCCAAAGTCGCAGCCAGAATTCCATACAATTTTTTCATTGTTAGAGCTTACCGGTATGCGTCTAGGTGAATCAATGGCTCTCAGATGGACTGATGTTAATTTTGAGAAGAAAACTGTTAATATCAATAAGACGCGCAATGCACTTGGTACCGGTCCAACCAAAACCATGTCCGGTACTCGTATTATAGCCTTACCACAATCGCTGATTAAATTGCTTAAGCACTATTTACTCATTCAGAAAAAAATGTGTCTTCGACTGAAACTAAGCTTTGAATCTGATCACTTAGTATTCACATCGTCTAAGCATAACGTCCCTCTCAGCAGTGCAATTATTGATTACAATTTCCGCCAAGTTCTAAAAGATTCTGATATTGAATCAGATAAGTATGTTGTCCATAGCCTTCGCCATACCCACGCAACCTATTTACTGAACTCTGGTATCAATCCAGTCGACGTTGCTAAACGTCTTGGGCACTCGAATGCAAACATTACATTAGGCGTTTATGCCCACTCTTTAGATGGCAGTGATCAAGAAATAGCTAGCAAGATTGACAGCATCGTAAATCTATAA